ACGACGATGCAGTCATGACAACTTGCGCCAACACTTTGATTCAAGGAGCGGGAGCAGATATTCTGAAGCTCGCCATCGCTCGTTTGGGTAAGTTCGTCAATGAGGATTTTCGTCCTATTGCCACGGTGCATGACGAACTGATCTTTGAAGCAGTTGATGACAAAGCAGAGCACTACAAAGAAGTTTTGGAGCGGGAAATGCGACTTGCAGCTGAGTCGGTTTTGACTAAAGTTCCCGTTAAATGCGACGCCAACGTCGGAGACTCCTGGGCTGAAAAATGAACCTTATTACTGTCTGGCTTCCTGAAGACGAAGCCCGTGAAGTCTTCACCGCTAAAACTGATAGCGGTTATGTCGGTTGCGTCAAGACTGACAAATGCATGATTATGACCAAAGACTATTACGACAAGCCTTTGGTCGCGGCAAACGCTGCACGTCGCTTAAACAAAACACTCAAAGAAGACGGTCTGATTAAAGAATCGGTCGATGTAAAAACTGTAAACGTTAAAACACAAAAAATTAAAAAGACAGATAGTAAATCAGAGTGTAAGTTAACAGGAAGATTGTATACAGATGAGCAACGCAGCAGTATGCCGCTTCTCAGCTTCCGAGAAGTATGGGTGATCGCTCGCGGTGACGAGTATGTATCAGACTGCTTAAATGTAAAAAAGAAGCTTTTGTGCGCTTATACAAAAAACAGGGAAAAAGCCAAACGTTTTAAAGATTTTGAAGAGGCGCAGCGCGTATCTAGAACTTTAAAAGGTGTAGTAGGGCCTGGATTTGATATCAGTCGCTATTGGCTGAAAGTAAGCTAAATTAAAGTATATGTAAGTAGAACTGAGCATGACCGCTCTACGTTACGACAAGCCGACTCAATCAGCTCTGCGTAAAGCTGGAATGATTTTTGGTCTCGATTTAGCGAGTTTGTTTGATAAAGAAGAGGGCGATGACGAAGCGTATAGCGATTTTGCTCCTGGGGTAGAGTTTGAAAAGACCACGAAGGGTAAAGGCGGTGGTCTTTACATGAGGCCACAGCCGGTGACGGGGGAGACTACTCGCCTCAAGTTCTTACCACGGGAGGCTCAAATCATGTCCCCGAGTGAGATCTCGATTAATTTGTCTGCTCCTCCAATCCAGAAACCGGAAGAGCAAGAAGAAGAGAAAAAAGAAGAGGAACTTTTAGATCGCACGCTTGCTTCCTTTATCGGAAGCGGCAGAGGAGATGCAATCGGTGCTCAAGGCATCGGACGGGCTCAGCAGTACGGATATTCGGATGCAGATATTCGGGCCATGGCTCAACAAGAAGGTCTCAAGTTTGGCGAGAATGCTGCGCGAAGCCTTGGTTTAAATACTGAACTTACAAGTGCGAAAGGTGGTCAAGGAACTACCGAAGGTGCTCTCGGCGCATCTGCACTTGGACGACTGCGCGAACGCGGTTTAGCTGACGAGGCTATTATTTCATTGGCAAGACAACAAGGTTTGAAGTTCGGAGAAGCCGCTGGACAACAACTTGGGGTTGGACAGGACTTGATGTACCAAGCACCTAAGCCAGCTGCTTCTTCGGATGGAGGAAGTGGCCTCAGCCAAACGGCAAGAGAAATCAAACAAACATTTGGTTCATCTAACCCGCAGTATTCAGGAGGTGGTGGTATCGGTGAAGCAGGTATTGAAAGGATGGCAAAAGAACGCGGGATCAGCTTTGCACAAGCCCGTGATCAAGCTCGCTCCGCTGGGCTGACTATCGGCGCAAGGGCAGCGGCACGCTAATAAAAACATATTGACAGAGACAAAGCCATCATTAGATTTAAGTTTCACTTATAAATAACGATGGCTAATTCTCTTTCTTTGTTTATTGGTCCTGAAGGCACAGAAGGTGTCTTAGGCTTAAAAGCACTTGAGCGTGCTCGTGAATCTGGTTTGTCAGATGACGAGATCCGTGAAAAAATCGAGTCTGAAGGTCTTAAGCTTGGCGAGAAAGCTAAGGCAGCATTGAGTGCAGACTAATTATTGTTTGTCACTGAGCAAGGGACAGAAAAAACTGTCTCTTGCTTTGACAGCAAACGATGTAGGCCACGCGCAAGCACAGGCTTCAGACATAAGCAGAGCGTTCGGAGCAGATACGTTAAGCCTTACTTACGAAGAAGTTCAAGAAAACACTCTTAGCCAGTTACTGGGCAGACTTGCAGTAAACGACTTCTCTCACAAGAAATGTGACTATTGGGAAGGTTCATTCGTAAATGAGCATCCTGTTCTCTATGCGTTAGGTAAACGATACTACATAAGACCTTTAATCCTAGACTATCTTGATATACATAAGGACGGTGCAGTAAAACCGTGTTGCGGTAACAAGAAGTGTATTAATCCTTTACATAACACATATAAAAGCATGAAAGCGTCAAAATTGAGTGGCGCAGACATTACTTTGGCGCTAGCCTTTCATCGCGATGGGGCTCCTGTAAGGGAGATTGCCAGAGCACTCAAAGTACACCGCTCAACGATTTACCGAATCCTCAAAAATGAACGTCTTTCTTCTGGGAGTAAGGATCACAGACACAGCCCAAGTCGATGACGGCAAAGTCAACGTCTTAGCTGAGTCACTTCCTTCTTCAAATAAGCGCGTCTCAACTAAAGTCCAACTCGTCCAGAAAGAGGATCACTACGTTGGTAAACTTCTCAAAGACTTAGAAGACAAGCAAGAAGTTCTTGCGATTGGTCCGACCAAAGCCACACCGGATGGCGTGATTCAGATGCAACCAATGCTGGTTGTTACAACTGAAAATTTCAGCGACATCCTTGCCATAAATACTTTCATGGCTTGTGGTGGGCTTGGTCCTAAATCGGAAGAGAACGAAGTCGGCGACTCAACCGTCACTAATCGTTCGATTGCTTGGCAAGCTCCCGACGACAAAGAAACTAACTGGTTCAAACTCACCGCTTGGAACGAGCACTCCAAACAGCTTTCAGAGCTGCCCAATGGGACGCCCACGATCGCTGTTGGTCGTGTAAGCACCAGCGAAAAAGAAAACAAACAGTATTTGAACTACGCAGTAGATCAGATTCTGTATCTTCCCAAGGGCACGAAGTCCGCGCCCAAAAAAGCAGCTGATCCCGATAAAGGTCAAGTCTCTGCAGCGGCTATTGGTTCAATTAACTTCTCCCTCTGATCAATCATGGTTTTTATCGCTGGACAATTCGCGGCTGATGAAATTCTTTGTCAAGTCCCACCGCACACCCTCCGCATCGATCTTCAGCAGCGTCGCTGGAAGTCGGACACGGATCCTGATCAAGCAATCACAGACGCTAACGACAACGGAATCCCTATCTCATTTGTACTGCTCGGGTTTACTCCCTTCTATGGGAACCTCGGCATGCGAAATCGCCAGGAGTTCATCAGGATTGCGTTTATTGGTGTGGACCCTACTCATCGTCTGCTACCTAGTCGATGCGTTGCAACTGCTGTCATCTCTGGCAAGAGCAGTCAAAAAAACTTCATCTCGTATTTTCAGACGCTCTACAACAACCGCATCAACGTCGCTGAGGTAATTACTCAGACAAAGTTCGTTCAAAAAAGCTTTACACAAACTGACCCAACCACGGGGGCAGATACAGGTAAGGTTAACTACAACGTGCTTGAGTTTGTTGACCGCCCAGTCAAAGACGACGAAGAGAAAGCCCTTATCAAAGATATTAACGGGTGGCTTGAGAGTGCTGGAGGAGACTTGGTATCAAACGCACTTCGTTCTCATATCTCCGGTGCGAATCTGGTCGAGTTACCTCTCGGAACAGATCACGCTGAAATCAAAGCGGCTTTTGACGAGCAGCATCCTCAGCTTGAAGGAGACAAATCGGGCAGTCTCAACAGCTTGCCTGCAGGTGCGGGTGAACCTAAGTCAGCTCCTCCAGAAGTCAGTTCAGAAACCAAAGAATTGACTAAGGAACAAAAAGAAGCCTTGAAAGCCGCAGGTCTTTCCGTCTAAGGTTAAGGCTACTCACACACCCCGAGCCGCTTTCTACGGAAGGCGGCTTTTTTATTTACTTAGTAAGTCTTTGAGCGCTGGTAACTCCATATCTGAATCGGCCACAGCTCTTGCAAGATTAGTAAAAAGCCTTTTCTGAACTAAGTAGTTTGCGTGTAACAGGTCTATGATTTCAACTAA